TTATCATCTAGTGCGTGAGCAATAAGAATACTCACGAATGGTGCGGTGTGGAATGAGCGGAAGATTTCATTCGCCCAGTTCTTTAGGTCACCCCACTTGCCGAACTTGTTGCCCTGATTCTCTGGCTTCTCACCAAAGAACTTCTCAGCTCGGTCCATCACAACACCAATGGTGTCAATGATTACAGTCTTATACTTGTGGTCACCAGCAACTAGCCAGTCGTACACTTCTTGGAACTGCTGGTGCTTTTCAACCTGAATAACATCTACATCTTTGAAGTCACGAGCGATGGCAGATGAGCCACCTTCGGCATCAATTAGTAGCACCGGTCCAAAGTCTGCAACCTCTGAGATAGATGCTGCAAGCCATGTCTTACCACGCCCAGCATCGCCATAGAACAGCATTGACTTTGGTTTATTTAGGCCCTCAGCCTTGTGAATCATCTTTAGGAACGCTGGCTGTGGAGCAGCAGCTACCTTGTTTTCTTCTGTCATAATTCCTCCTTAGTTAGAATCATTTGTGTACTTTGACATTATAGCACAGATTTATTTTGTTGTCAAATATGTGTATAAATTTAATACTAATTGTGGGTCTGATTTTAGCTTTCCCTCTGCTTGATTGCAGTTTATGCACAAAACTCCTCTTATGCACTTGCCACAGGTTTTGGTTCCCAAGCAACATGAATGGTCGTGGTCAATATGTAGATTTGTTTTTGTACCACATACTTCACAACCCTTCGACAGCAAATTATCGTATTGCTCTAGTGTTAATTTATATCTGTAATAGATTCCATCTTTTTTTGCTGCTTTACTATCATATTTTCTATTAGATTTCCATCCAGCATTTTTACATTTTTTACACCAGCCCTGATAACCATCTTTTGAGTTATAGTTTTTATGGAAAAGCGTTAAAGATAATTCTTGATTACAACCTGGACAATGCTTCATATTTACCTAATAAAAAACCCCTCTGGTATCTACTGAAATCCGACTAACAGTAGATGCCAAAGGGGAAACCTATGGATAGCAATCTATAGTCGGATTGACTGCTATCTACTATTATATCATATAACTATCGGCGTGTTGCTAGATTCCGATGGAGCATTTGTAGCATTCTGGATGACCTTCAAAATCATTTGGATGAACCCCATCCTCTAGGTCTTTCCATATATTCACAAGTCGTTCCCATAGTGCAACTGCGAATGGCTCATCATATTCTGTTACTAATGGATGGATGTCATTTTCATTTGTTCCATCTCTGTTAATGAATACTAGAGCGATATCCTCAATCTTGTATCCATCCTTGTTCAAGCCCCATGCGTAAAGGTTTGCTTGACCAAGATACTTTTGAACTGTATAAGCCGATGCTGCATCTTGCTTTAGCCCATCCGTAAAATCTTTAATCTTTTTAATCTTTGCACGAGTGGTGGTCTTCCAGTCTACCAAAAGGTTATAATTAGCCAGAAGTAAGTCTGGCTTACTAGAAACCATGCCATAGCCTGGAACATCTCCGAGTTCGATTTTGCGTTCAATAATTGCACCGTTGAACCGAACGTCACTAGAAGTGGGAATAGCAGACTCAATAAAAGCATGAATAGATGTCCCAATCTTTCCTCCTAACCAGTATTTTTGTGGTGCTTGTTCTGAGCCAGCTAAAGCATGTGCTAGGTGGCGAGTGCATGGGTCAGAGATTTGTGATGCCCCAACTTTACGTTGCTTATCTCGCTCAGATTCCTGCAAGAATAATCCAACAGTCATCTCTTTGATTTCATTTGCTGATAGTCTAGTCATGGAATACAATGACCCCAACATAGAAACATAGCAAGTGAATCATTAGGCTTCTGTCTTTAGGGTCAACTTCGATGCCGACACCCCAAGACTGACCTCGCATTACAAAGAACTCAACCTTATCGTTGATTGTTGCAGTGCGTGCTCCAGTCCAAGTCTTTTCAAACTTAATCAAAGAGCGTTCCTTCGTCTTCGTCAAAGTGTATTCCTCCCCATATTCCTGCGTTTACTTTATCGGCTACTGCGTAATCGTAGCACTGCTTTATCAGTGGACAACCATTACACATTAGTTCTGCATCATCTGCTGAATACAGAATAGAGTTATCTGCCCACGCTCTAGGTTCTCCGGCGCATGGAACTTGATTCTCTCTGAGCCCTGCCTGTAGTTCTATCCACAACGGCATGGCTTTGTCGCTTACTTGAGATGATTCTAGTATCTCAAAGATTGGTGCTGATGCCTTCTTGACACGAGCGATGCCACCATTCTTATCCTTGTTACGCTGGTACTTCTCTCTGGCATATTGCTTACGGCATTCACGACATACTCTTGCATTGTCGTAGGCACGAGTGAATGTATTCTCTTCTGTGAACTCATGCCCCTTTGAGCAGTGTGTGCCACGAGGCTTTCGTTTAAACTTGTAATCTACGATGGCTCTATCCCCTCATTATGACACTCGCAACTGCAAGTGCTGGATTCAATCTTCTTGATGCAAATCTGATGCTGATTCGTCAGGCACCACCCGAACATCGCCATTTATTAACTCCTCTAGTGGGTCATACACAATTCGGTGAACTTCATTGGCAAACTCAACCGGTTCTACATCACCACTGTTTTCAAGTAGGTCTTTGATTAGGTCAATTCTAACACGAGCCTCTGACATTATGACATCCGCTGCCCAATCCTCCGGTGTCCACTGTGGTGGATAGAGTTCCTTGTCACGCTTCCAGAGCAGGTAATTCTCAATCATTCTGGTATTAATCATTTGATTCCTCCTGTTGCGGTGGTGTTGGATAATTCTCTTCTAGCCACTTTTCATTCATCTTGCTCATTTTTATTCTCCTTTAGTAAACGCTGACCTTAAGCCAAGTTCTTCTTCGCCATACTTACCCCACTGAAGTACTGGTTTATTTGGCTTGAGTGGATAGTAAGCGATTGTGTTTTGTTTTATTTCCCAGCTCTTACCGCAATCACATTTCCAGACACTACCTAACCCACCTTTTATCTTAGGTGGCTTACATTCGTGTCGTATCTTAGCCTTTAGGTTTTGTTTAATAATCCATTCACCCATGTGTTTCTCCCTTGATAAGTTTGACTTTTGATTCCCAGTCTTTCTTCATAAACTTTCCATCAGCAACTGCCATGTGTTCGTGAAATAGCATTACAAGTTGGTGGTCTGGGTTGCCAGCAAGAAAACGGTCATAGTAGTCCTGACGGCGTTTCATAACCTGGTCTTGGTGATACTGTGCTTCACCTTTAGCCATTCCTTCGCCAACAACTAAGCCAGTTTCATAACCAGCGTCATACCATTTCTTTCTGAACTTCATTATGAGTCGCTTCATTTTGTTTCTCCCTTGATAAGTTCGATTAAATCGCTTAGGTCTGCGATTGAATTGCCTGTTTCATCTAATACAGAACCGCTGTCATTAGTGCGTTCTTCTAGCAACTTGATAATGCGTGAGCGTTCCCATTCGACTGCCTGTTCAAGTATTTGTTCTAAGACAAACTTCACGCCATCAAGTTGTTCCCACGGTGTAGGTCGTTCAACCATTTGTTTCTCCCTTGATAAGTTCGATTAGTCGGTCAATCTTGGTAGCAGTTTCTACGCCAGCGATAAACCATTCTCGGTTGTCTAAATTTGTGCTATTCATTCTGTTTCTCCCTTGATAAGTTCGTGTTGCTTTTGATGAGCGTTATAAACAAACTTTGAATCTGCGTCTATGAGGCTTCTATCAAAGGTAATTCCGCACTTTTGGCATTGCCAGCCGTTCTTTGATACTCGGACAAGGGTAAGTTCGTCACTCATTTGTTTCTCCCTTGATAATCTGCTCCATCTCATTACGCTTTTCTTCCCAAGCAATACCCTCACGATAAGCCTCATCTACTTGCTCAATCAGCCAATCAATGATGTTTTCTAAATGACCCTTATCTGTGTAAGCAGTCAGATTAGAACCAAATTTCTTGTAAAGTTCTAACCATTTCTCCGCATTAGTTGGGGCGTTGTTATCAAAGTCTTGTATTTTTAGGTCACTCATGTGTTTCTCCCTTGATAAGTTCGATAGCATAATCTATAATTCTTGCATCTTTAATGCAATCGCAATCATCACCTAAACATTTTCTAAGATTAGTTACCCGTGCGTCTAGCAACTTGATGATGCGTTCC